TTCGGAGAAAGCCCGGTGATGGCCTTGCTTGCCGAGGTTCCGGCTGTCGTGGAAAACTGCGTCCATGTGGAGCCGTTATCCGTACTGTACTGCCAGATATCCGCCGTTGCAGAAGAAGTCGCTGAAATCGTGACACCGCTGGCCGTAATGCTGGATGTTGAAAGCGATACCGTTGGTGCGGCTCGGTCGATGGTATCCAGCGTAATTGTTGTGCTGGCCGTAATCGAGCTGATAGGCGTTCCACTGTAGGTGCCGGAAAACCTCCAATATGCAGAAAGGGCGACACCGCTTTTGGTGCCGTCTGCGTTGTGATTGACCCGGACAGTTTTCGTTTTCAGGAGTTTAGTATGCTGCCCGGAGGAGTAATCGTTGATAGCCGGAGCTGTATACGTTTCCGATGTGCCGTTGATGGAAATAGTCGAATCGGCACGGGAGCCGACCTCCAAGGTATAGTATTTCAGGTAAACATTCAGCGTTACATCCGAGTAGTTTCCAGTGACGCTTTGTGTAGCTGACCATGTGCAATACAGGCCGAAGTTGTTTACTGGCAGGTTTTGAAAGCTGCCGCTTAGTGCCATATCGGTCGCCTCCTTTCTTAGTCGAGAATTACGATGTTCAGCCCTTCAGAGGCTGTAGACATCGGTACGAATTTTGTCTTGCCCACAGTGAGCTCGCCGTCCACTGTGGTTTTCTTTGTCTGGGTTTCATCCTTGTTCAGGGTGAAAATGACCTCATCGTTGTAGTAACCGGCAAATTCAGTATTCGTGATAACCGTACGCTGAGATGACGCCGCATTGGAAACAGCGATGCCGTGCTTATCAATTTTGACCTCGTTGGTGTAAATCTCATTCGGTGCCGGGGTCCAGTTGTGAACGGTGGGGCCTTCTACCATCATGATGTCTGAAACATACAGCGAAGCGATACGATTGTAGATGTAGAAAACGACCGTGCTGTCGGTAATGTCGTCAATTACGAGGCTGAAATCCTGCCAGCCAAATGTAGTAGTTTGATTGAAGAAGTAGGCATATTTGTTTCCGTTGTACTGCACCCGGATATAGCTGGAATAGCTCGCTCCCGTTTTCTTTGCCCGGAGCGAAAAGGCGTAGGACTGCCCGGTGACAAGCCCTGTAACCGTCTGCTTGAGCGTCGATGACGCACCGAGCACGAAGCAGCTGTCAGATGTCGTATTATTCTGTGTGTCAGTGGAAGTATCGACCGTGACCGTTCCCGTTTTCACCCAATCATCGGAGATGCCGTTTAGACCTGCGGAGTTCTGGATGAAGTTCAGGCCGCCAGCATACTGATTGGTGACCTGAACCGTAAGCCCATCAATAGTCTGCTGTAGCTGTGACATCTGCGCTTGCATTTCCAGCACAGTCTGATGCTCGTTTCCGAGGTTGTCAGAAACCGTCTCAATTGTTTCTGTCATGGTCCCAACGTAGCTGTTAAGGCCATCGATGGTGCTCTGTAGTTCTGCGCTCTTTGTGGTGAGAATGGAAATAGTGGTGCGGAGAGTTTCAATGTCGTTCTGCACGACCCACTCCGCACCGTTCCATATTTTCGTCTCCGGAGGCGATGCCGAGGTGTCCACCCACAGCTGTCCAACATAGGGATTCTCCGGAGCTGTTTCGGAAGCCACCACATCACAGATGTTTGTAATTGTGAATTGGCCTATCGCCTTCATGGATACACCTCCTCAGATATTCACCACGACCATGAAGGTTGCCTTGGTATCGACATCAGAGGTTGAAACGGAGAGCGTTTTTCCGGTCTTTGTGCCGTTTGTACCCCAAGCGGTGTCGATAGCTCCATTCTTGTCGTATTTGGTCCATGTGTACGAGCCACTTCCAGCAGCGTCTACTTCGACTCCGGCCTGATAACAAACCGCTGTCAGAACCGTAGTACCGACGCCGTTTTTAAAGACATCACCGCCGGTCGAGGAAACAATGACCTGCAGCGGATCGGAGTTGTCGATGAAAGTGCAGACGTCATAGAACTTGCTGTTGTAAGTGGCCGAGGCTGAATCGGTATCCTTGACACAGCAGCGGATTACCGCATAGCTTTCAACAGCTGCCGCATAGAGGGTCAGGGTGTTGGTGGTACAGCCGGAGTACAGATTCGTGGTGTTGGTCAGCTTGCGCCAGCCGGTGCCAAAGTCAGCATCATAACCAGCGGAAGAAGACGAAGTAACCGAGGCGTCCATCATGGCCCACTTGTAGGTGACATTGGTGGTATCGACCGTCGATCCACGCCAGAGCTCGGCCTTCGCTGTCAAAGTGGCTACCTCTGCATTCTTGAACACATTACCCTTTGGAGTGGTAACAAGCAGATCGACAATGCCGCTGCCGTTGACCACACGAGAGAAGGAAATGGAAAGCGGATGCACGAGATCCAGACCGGTGCTGGGGTCTCTGTAGGTAATCTCGCACTTGAAATCTACACCGGGAAGACCGGCCATGATATTGGCCTTGACCGTCAAGATGTGGTTCTTCGTGCCGCTCAGCACATAGTTGCCTCCAGTCGTGATAGCCGTGGTGGAAGTACCCTGAAACCATTTCACCGACTGAACATTATCCGAGGTGATCTGATCTGTGGTCGTGCCGATGATATAAAGGCTGGGGGTCAACACCAGATTGGTCGAGGCCCAGCTTGGCGTATAGCTTGCGTTATCCGGGTTGTACATCTGGGTCTTCGGGTGATTGGAGCCGATGTACCCGGTCAGGGTTAGGGCGTCATTGTAGTCAATAATCGTAAATTGACCTTGGGCTTTACTCATAAGAAAACCTCCTTAATCAGCCGAGTAAGCTGTTTCTTGTTGTGGTGTCAATGAGATCGCAGAAGAAGGTCGCACGAACATTGACATCGTCCCTTGTGATATTGATAGATTTGGTCCCACCGAAATGGGCATCGTTCCACGCTTGATCCGCTACCGGATCGTCAGACACTCTTGTCCAGATAAACTGGTTCGGGTCAAGGCTGTCTGTCACATTCGTATCCCACGAAAAAACGACAGCGGAAAGCGTGGTCTGGATATTGTTGTTCTTGAAGATGTTCCCGTTGGAAGACGTTATCACCAGCCGGTACATCTTCTGTTCCTCAATCTCGGTGATCCGTTCATTCGTCTCAACGACGGATTCCGTGGTGGCATAGGCTCGAAGCACGACCTCGCCGGTCTCCAGATCCCAATATGAGGACCCGTCCTGCGAGGAAAGCACTCCAGCCTTGATGATGTTAGCGGCCAGCGTTCCGGCGGTGATGAAGTCAGCGACAATCTGCCCGTCTGAGGTGATTGCCGTTTCAAAGGGACCGTTGTAGCCGTTATGGGAAAAACCGAGGCCGCCAACATTCCATCGCCAGATGTTCACTGCAGAAGCGATGTCCGGAGCGTCCATTACCAGAAGCTCATAAGGCTGACCGTTTTCGGAGTCCGTGTGGATCACCACATAGCCGCCAGTCTGCCCGGTGATAAGACTTGTCGCTCCCTGAATGGCAGCGGTCATCAAAGCCGGGAATCTGTCTACCTTTACTGACACAGCCTGAGCAGCGGCTTCGGCAGCGGAAACCGAATTGATCAGGTTGGCCTTGGAATTTCCGAGGGTGATGGATACGTACTTTTCAGAGAGCGTATCGTAAACAGTCTTGATCACCTTTGCTTTGGATGTAATGCCAAGAGCCGAATGCCGAATCGTCACCGTGTCACACAAGGATACTCGTTCCAGCACGGCAGCATATTCCGGCTGTTTCCACAGCGGTTCAAAGGCGACTGTGAGCGTTGGCGCAGTGATGCCGAGCGGATTTCTGGCCAGATAGCTTGTGGCCCTTGCCCGAAGAGCGTCCTCAGTGATGGTGTCTCCGAACTCGAAATACTCCGTGAAGTCCTTGATCAGCGTCTTTCGCCGCACGAGCTCGGACCCGGTGATAGGAAGCAACACTTCCGGCAGCGTGACCACGGTTTCTGTCCCATCCTCGGCTGTCTGGACCGCATACGGGAGCATATCCGTGTACACATCGGTGTTGTCGCTGTCGTGCTCCAGCTGGGTGAGATTCTTTCCTTACTCAATGACAACACCGGTATTATGGCCACGACCCTGATGATGGATAACTCTCCAGTTGTCCCACTCATATTCACCGCCCCACAGGTCCAAAAAGGAACCTGCCACACCGCCGAGGCAAGCCCTGACACTCTGTGGCTTGGAAACCGAGAACGGCTTTGCTTCGGAATAATCGGTCTGGCAGGTGAAGTTATGAGGCGTAGCCGTTTCACGGAACACTCGCTCCATCGCCAGCGTAGGTGAAATGCTGTTCGCTTCCCATTGCAGGGCTGCGATATTCGAGAGGTCATATGAAAGGTGCTGTGCATAAACCGTCACGACGCCATTCAGCGGTGTGGTGATCCTGTAAATGCGAAAGGCCTGATCCTTGGCAGTATCGTTGGGCTTAGCCTTGATGAGACGCTCATTTGCCAAAAGCTCATAGTTATTGCCGGACGTCGGGTATTTCATCACCAGCTCAAAGGCACCGTTTCGCTCCTCGGTAACCTCGCAGGAGATAGCATCTGCCAGCGCACCGAGGCCAAAGGTCGTGAACTCTGTTTCGTTTGCTCTGTACAGTACCGGAATCATAGCGTCACCCACCTTGGAATAATAGTGACCGAGGTGATGCCGCCACTAAAAACGATGTCGTTATAGCCGGGATACAGAATCGGAAAGCCGCTGCCGGAAACACGGTCGTTTCTCGGTTCAGCGGCCTTATAGAAGTTCATCAGCTCACTGTCAATCTCGATGTAACCGCTGATATCTGTGAAGTCCCACGGAGACTGCCTCAGAGAAGAATTGACCGACAGTCTTCCGGTACCACTTCCTGATACCTTAATGTAGGATTTGGCCTGAAAGACTGTCGGGTTTTTCAACGTATAGGGAGACTCGGTGATCGTGATTGCTTCTTGGCCTTCGTCCAGATACCGGAACGGCAGACAGGAAAAGCTGACCGTAAAGATGCCGATCTTGTTCAGCTGGTCCTCAATATCGAGCTGGGTGTTGATGACCGCCTTCCGAAAGCCGGTGGTGTCGTAGCTGTCCCTAAGCTCGTGATAGCGGTCTGGCTCATAGAAAAGCCATGCCTTCACTGCAGCGATCTTATCGGCCAGTTGTTCCTTTGTCTTTGCTGGAAGGAACACCGAGTAAGTAATCTGGACATTCGGGAACCGACCATTCGGAAGGATCAGGTCACCATCCCGTCCGGGGATCGACTGAAACTTCGATTCATACTTCGGAGAGGAAAACGCATTCTTGCTTTCGATACGAAGGCCCATATCCAAAGAGCTGATGCCGTTGTATTCAAAATAATTCATGCGAAAACCACTCCTTTCCGTTTTGCGAACTGACCGGCGGTGACCATGATCTCATTGGTCAGCTGCTCGATGTCGTCGCTTGAATAGTTGTTAAAGGTTGCAATGTTGAGCTGCAGGGAGAAACCGGAGGTCCGACTCACGCCGTCAGCAGCAGATGCAATCGCACCGCCCACGCTTCCATCAATGTCGAAATTTGTCGGAAGCGCAGTGCTCATGTCTTTGGCAAGACCTTGCATGACATCATCGATGTCCTCGCTCATGGCTTCTGCAGCCTTAACCGCCTCGTCACCGTTATCCTCGATGGAACCGGACAGACCCTTGACCAGCATCTGGCCGACCCACGCCATTTCCTTAGACGGCGAGTGGATTCCGAAGAAGTCCAGAATGCCGTTCCAGATGGAGGAAATCCAGCCGGACACCTGGTCCCAGAGCCATGAGGCCAGCTGCTGGATACCTTGCCAGAGGCCTTTGACTATATTGCCGCCGATCTCGACGATCTTGCCCATCAGGGAGCCGAAAGCAGAAACAATACCAGAAACAATCTGAGGTACTGCTTTACAGATTTCCACGATAATGGTCGGCAGGTTCTTTATCAAAGCCACGAATAGCTGAACACCGGCCATGATGATCTTGTCGATGTTCCCAATCAGGGCGTTCACAATCCCGGAGATTATTTGCGGGATCGCCTGAACGATAGTCGTAATGATCTGCGGCAAGGCCTGAATCAGTGAAATAAGGAGCTGAATACCAGCCTGAATGATCTGAGGGATGGCGTTCAGGACAGCGTTGATGATGTTATCGATGATTTTCGGGATGGCTGCCACAATTGCTGTAATAATCTCCGGAAGGGCCTCCACCAGCGAAGTAAGCAACTGGATACCGGTATCGATAATCTGCGGAATGGCGTCCAAGAAGAAAGTCACAATGCTGTCAATGACTTCTGGGAGAGCCTCAATCAGGACAGGAATTGCATCCAAAATACCCTGAGCAAGACCCTCAATGAGAGCCAAAGCCGCCTCAAGCAGCATAGGCAGGTTGTCTATGAGGCCCTGTACAATGGTGACAATTGCTTCAACAGCAGCCGGAATCAATACCGGCAAAGCCTCGCTGATACCCTGAACCAGAGAAGTAATGATTTGCATCGCTGCCTCTATTAAAAGGGGCAGGTTCTCAATGATCGTGTTTACGATTGTCATCACGGCTTCAAAAACAACGGGGATCAGCTGTGGAAGCAACGTAATGATGGTGTTAAGGACCTGAGCGAACAGGTTAGTTACCGTTTCAAGCAGTGTCGGCAACAGGCCAAGAACAGCCTCAATCAGCGAATTCAGGACCGTCGGAAGTGCAGCCACAATGTTTTCAATGACCGGAGTGATGTTTTCTATAACGGACTGAAAAGCATCAACAACATTCTCACAGAGCATTTGCATATCCGCATCAGCGTCTCCAAAGCCGACAACAAGATTCTTTACTGCCGCCTGAAGAGAGTTGATCGAGCCGGAAATGGTGTGCTCAGCTTCCTTTGCCGTGGTGCCGGTGATATCCATGCTTGTCTGTATCACATGGATTGCTTCGACAACATCTGCGTAGGAGGAAATATCGTAGTGGATGCCAGAAATCGCCTCCGCATCTGCCAGCAGCCTTTCCATTTCGGTCTTGGTGCCACCGTAGCCGAGCTTCAGGTTATCCAGCATCGTGTAGTTCTGCTTGGCGAAGCCCTGATAAGCTGCCTGAAGCGTGGACATATCCGAGCCCATTTTGTTGGCGTTATCGGACATATCCGTAATAGCCATATCCGCATATTTGACGGCTTTCTCAGTGTCGCCGCCAAGGGAAGCGATCAGGCTTGCAGAAAAGCTCGTGACCGTCTCCATGTATTCGTTTGCAGAAAGACCGGCAGTCTTATAGGCGTTTGCAGCATAAGTCTGCATTGCCTGAGACGAATCCTTGAAGAGGGTGTCAATACCACCTACAAGCTGCTCATAATCTGCATAGGCAGAGATTACCTCTTTGCCGAGCTTGACGGCAGCGGCACCGGCAGCAACAACGACGGCTCCCATTGCCACACCGACTGTTTTCAGTACCTTACCGAGGCCCTCAAACTTGCTCTCGGATTTTTCTGCCGCCTCGCCGGATTCTTAGATTTCTTCGCCCATGTCGTCGGCACTGTCAGCTGTAGAATCAAGCTCCCGCTCCATATCGTTCAGAGCGGCCTCGGCATTATTCAACTGGATCTGCCAGTTCTGTGTTCTTCGGTCGTTTTCTCCGAAGGATTCAGCTGCGTTTTGTAGGGCCTGACGGAGAAGCTCGATTTTTTGCTTCTGGGCATCGATTTCCTTATTCAGGACCTCGTTTCGAGCGGAGAGAGCTTTGACAGAAGAATCGTTTTTATCGAATTGCGAAGTGACCAGCTTCATCTCCGAGCCGAGAACCTTGAAGGAGGAGTTGATGTCAGCAAGGGCCTTTTTAAATTCCTTCTCGCCCTCAAGACCGATCTTTAGACCGAAATTGTCTGCCATACGAACCGCCTCCTTTCCTTAGATTCCGTCCGGGATAATGTCGTCGATGAAGTGTTCCCGTTTCGGTGTTGCCAGACCGTTATACTGTTTGTGGCACTCCCACAGATCGAGGAGCAAGCCAAACGGCATCGTCCAGACTTCCTCCTGTGTCAGGTGAAGATGGGCGATGCCGTAATAAAGAAGTCGAGTAAATAACTCTTCGTCACTTACTCGACCACTGCGTTTTTTGGATCGTTCTCACTTTCGATGTTGCGCTTGGTGCCTTTGTACAGGGCCTCCGTGATTGCCGTCTTGTATTCAGCCAGATCAGAAGGCACCGTCAGAAGCTCCACTTCCTCTGCGGTGAGCAGGTCCTTGGGCTTATCTTTGTGTTTCAGGTTGTAGATGAGAATGCTCTGATTGGCCAGAAGCGAGATGAGCCAGACGATCTCGTCAATAGCCATCTCAAAGTTCTCGCTCTTCATGAGCTTATCTCCAAGGTTCTCCAGACCGCCATAGCGACCGGCGATTTCCTTAGTTGCTCTGGTGGTGAGGACCAGTTCATAGTCCACGCCGCCGATATTGATAACTGCGCTGCGTTCTGTATCCATGCCAAGTCCTCCTTACATCGTTACATCGCCGCTGGGAAGATGAATCGGGGAAAGATTCAGCTCTCCGACAGGTTCATACACCTCATCGTACCAGCCGTCAATGACAGACTGATCGACGCCTTCAGTGCCTTCAGTGACTTCGGCTTTCCACGGGTGCTTGCCGAATGCGTCCAGTTTGTTTCGACGCATGATCGTGCCCTCGATGGTAGGCGTGGAGAAGGTGATGCTGTCGCCCTTGGTGGCGAGGTTGGTGGCCGGGATGCCGAACTTTACACGGTACAGCCAGTAATACCTGTATTTGCCGTTAGATTTCTTCGCACGGAAGCCCACGGCCACAGGATCGCCGCCGTCCTCGGAAGCAGAAATGACGACGCCGTTTGTATCGATGGTGGAGCCGGTGAGATCACTGGCCACCGGTGCGCCGATATCGTCCACACCGAGGGAAAGCGTACCGGCTTTGAACTCCTTCACGACTTCCGCTGCGCCGTCATCCGCATAAAGGGTGGCTTCGTTCAGCTCGACCGAGAGGTCAGCCGTCATAGCCTTTGCCAAGACCTGCGGGGTGGCGTAGGTTTCATTGCCGTTGTCATCCTCGGTGATCTTGGAGTAGAAAAGTTTATCAAGACCGATTGTTGCCATTGGTCATACCTCCATTTCATAGTGTTTGGCCACATCCACGGTGTAGTGGTGATAGCCGGTTTCAGTTTCGTATCCGTTGTACAGCCTGCCGGTGATGGTGAAATCATCACGCAGCAGGAGCCGGATCAGCTTGTTCTTGGCAGTCGTATAACTGCCGGTTGTAAACAGAGACAGCCTCGCTTCCTGCACATCGACGCCGGGTGCGTTATCCGCAGGAAGGTCGAAGGTATCGGCAAGAGGAATGATGACGAGGTACTGTTCCGGGGCCTTGTCCGAGAAGATGCCGGTTTCCACGGGGATGTCCATCTCAGCAAGGGTTGTCTGTAAGTCTTCAAGCAGACTCATTTGCTTTGCACCTCCTCCTCAAGTTTTCGCTTCATCGCCTCGATTGCGGCAGACTTGGACGCCGATTTCGCAGGTTTCAAGAACGGTTTTGCCGGTTGCCCGTGCCGTCCGTATTCTAGGATGTTGGCGATCTTGGCGTTGCTGTCACCGTCACGACGAGGCTCCGCAAAGCCGACCTTCACATTGTGATTGCCTTGCCGGTCAAGCTTTACTCCGGAAGTGCCCAGAGCCGATAGAAGCTGACCTGTAGAGCGGGACTCGACCTTTGTGCCTCTGCCGATAACACCTGCGAGATTGGAGCGGACCCGTGCTTCGACAACTTCGGCTCCGGCATTGAGCACTCTTTCGGCCATGCCGTCCTCGTCAGAGGCAAGGTGGGCCAGCTTTTCCAGAAAGTCATCCGGCATTTTGATATCCACTTTAGCCACTGGTCGCCACCACCTTTTTTGCAAGGACCTCTGTGTACATGCCACGGCCTTTCACGTCTTCAACGGAGATGATGTTGAACCGTTCTTCGTTGCACAGGATGAAGTGGTCCGTGGTGATCTTCAGGTCCGGTATTGTGCGGAAGCGGAATAGGTCGGTTGCCTCGGAAAAAGCAGCGAGGTTTGCCCACCGCTCGGAGCCGTGCCGACCTTCCCGATAGACACGGATGAAAGCGAGGACTGTTTCCCGCTTGGAGGAAAAGCCCTCGCTATCC